ATACGACAGTTACGCGCGACGAGACGCAGACCGACTACACGATCGTGGACGCGGCGGGCCGTGTGCAACAGGTCGGCAACATGCCTGCGTGGATGGTCGCTGACCAGGACGCGCACGTGCCTGACGGTGGCCACATTCTGCCGGGCAGGGCTGATTTCTACGCAGACTATGCCGACAGCAGCACCACGCCGTGGTCGCTGAAGGCACGCCCTCAAAACTCTGCAGTCCTGAGCGGTATGAAAATCTCTAACGTGCCGAACCCCTCTGCCGTTACAATCGGCGGCGATGAGCCGGTCATGGTCACCGACGGCGAGGTCGAGCTGGAATTCACCCAGCCGGGCACGTTCGATATTAAGGTGTCCTCATGGCCTATGCTAGACGTAACCTTTAGCGTGACCGTGCCGTGAAGATCACACACAACCCCGACCATCGACCGCTGCGCGCGGCGGCGTACCCCAGCGTTGGCGACCAGCTTGACGCGCTGTGGAAGATCGTTGAAGCGCTGACGACACACACCGCTCCCCCGCCTGACGCGCTGGCGGTGTACGCGCAGGTGCAGTCGGTGAAGGCGAAGTACAGGAACAGGAGTACGAAATGAGCGGCGCTGCATATGACCTGAAGATCGAGCAGGGGGACGACTGGAGCCCGATCTGGACGCTGCGCTATCGCGGCTCGCAGCAGCCCTTCGATCTTACGGGCTACACCGCGAAGATGCAGATCCGCTCGACCTACTACGCAGCGGCGAAGCTGGTCGACCTGGTGTCGCCGGCGGGAATCATCCTCGGCGGCGTCGCCGGAACGGTTCAGCCGGTGATCAGCGACGCTCAGACGATGACGCTGATCCCGGCAGGGGCGCCGGCCCCGAACCCGGTGAACGTCAAGATCAACGACCGGGCGTACACGCTGGTAGGCGTGTACGACCTGAAGATCACCAGCGCAGGCGGCGTGACGACGACTGTCGCCGGTGGCCGTGTGCTCGTGTCGCCCGACGTAACCCGATAAACAGGACCAGACATGGCATCGGATCTCGAACTTGTAGTAGACGAAACCGTCATCGAGCTGGTTGACTCTGACGTAGGCGGCACGGCTGCGGGCGCGGCTGCGGGCAGCGCAACTGCGGCTGCGGGCAGCGCAACTGCGGCGAGCGCTTCGAAGGACGCTGCAGCTACCAGCGCAGCCGCCGCACTCGCGTCGAAAAACGCAGCTGGCACCAGTGAGACGAACGCGGCCACGAGCGCAGCTGCCGCACTCGCGTCGAAAAACGCAGCTGGCACCAGTGAGACGAATGCAGCTACCAGCGCAGCCGCCGCACTCGCGTCGAAAAACGCAGCTGGCACCAGTGAGACGAACGCGGCCACGAGCGCAGCTGCCGCACTCGCGTCGAAAAACGCAGCTGGCACCAGTGAGACGAATGCAGCTACCAGCGCAGCCGCCGCACTCGCGTCGAAAAACGCAGCTGGCACCAGTGAGACGAACGCGGCCACCTCAGCCGCGCAGGCGGCGTCGAGCGCAGCTGCGCTGGGCTCTGGCCTGCAGAACCTGCTGGTGAATAGTACAGGCGAACTCGGCGACCTGAACTGGCCGACGCAGGTCTACCACGGCGTACCCGGCAGCGCAGCGACTGGTGGCCCGTACTTCACCAACTCCCTCACGCCGCTGACTGGCTCGCCGTTGTACTCGTACTCGAACTACATGCCGGTCGCGGCGGGCGTGGTCCTCAATATCCAAGGCATTCTCAGCGCGGCGGGGCTCACGGCAGGCGCTGCGACAATCGGAATCGAGTTTCACGATGTATCGGGCACCTTGCTGAATGTCGTCTCGCCGTCGAACGTGAACTTCGGAACAGGGCCGACATTCCGCACGGCTAGCGGTTCAGGCACCGCAGGCACGACGCAGTTTCGTATCCGCATGGGCGCTACCAGTTCCCCGGTCGGCCCGGTCAACGCTGTCACGTTCCAGAATATCAAGGTTGCGCTCGGGACCGCACAATCGACCTACTCGCAGGAAGCGAACGACCTGTGTTTTTCTCCCAACCCGCCCGCGAACCTATCACCCATCTTCCAGGCTGTGCAGGCTCTCGGAACGATCTCGGGAGTCAACAACCCGAACTTGCTTCCGAACAGCACTGGAGAACTCGGTCAGCTCGGGTGGGTGACTAGTAACTTCACGGTTGGCTCTGACGGGCACGGCTCGTGGTGGACTAACGGAGCAGCGATCTCCGGGACTACTACTGAGGATATCTCGCAGAACATTCCCATCGGCGCGGGTGTCACCCTCTCGCTGTCCTACATGATCTACACGGCGGGCGTTACGGCCGGGCGAGCTTTCGTGCGTATGGAGGCGTTCAACTCCAGCAACGCGTCGCTCGGGTCCGTGGGTACTGTCCCTATCCCCGCTAACGGCCAGCCGTGGGCCTACTACTCCATGTCGGGGGCCACGCCGGCCGGGACGACGTACGTCAAGGTTCACAAGTCGCTCGACACGAGCCCGACAGTGTCTCAGGGCGGCGTAGCGTTCGCGAGGATCAAGCTCGAACAGAGCGCGGTGCCGACGCTGTATTCGACGGAAGCCAGCGACATCTACAGCAACATGCAGTCTGCGACTGTCCCCACAGGCAACCGTAATGGCTTCATAGACGGGGCTTGCGCGACGTGGACTGACGGGGTCGCGGCAACGGGCGTCGCCCTGTCGGCTGTTGCCGGTTTTGTTGGTCCCGCGATGTGGCGCGTCTCGTGCGGCACTGGTGGCGCTGGCACCGTCAACTTGATAGATGAGCGGGTTACTGGCGCGCTGGCGTCCTTCGAAGGCTCGGAGACCACCAACAGCATCAACATCAACATCACCACGGCGTCGACGGGCACAGTCGCGGCTCGAACGACTCCACTCATCTATCAGAACATCGAGAGCGTCGCAAAGTACGCCGGCAAGTCTGTCACCTTTCAGGTAAAACTGAAAGTTGCATCGGGCAGCATCACAATTCCGTCAGTAATTTTGGGTCAGGGTTTCGGTACTGGCGGTAGCCCTTCGGCCTCTGTCAGCTTCGATAAGGCGGTATCGTGGGTTGTCGGAACAACGTGGAAGAAGTTCTCTGTCCGACTCGACGTTCCGTCAATAGCTGGGAAGACAATAGGCACTAGCGGCAACGACGTGCTCGGTATCGGCCTTTTGTTCCCCCCTGGCTTGACATACTCAGTCACGATGGCGGAATTCCAGGTTGAGCTGTGCAGCCCGTTAGCGAGCAGCGATATTAACGGTCTCGGCGGTGCGCCGACGACGTTCGAACATCGCGGCGTTCAGGCAGAGCGGGCACGCGTCGATCGGTACTATCAGCGGGTTGACCAGGTATATACGATCACAGGCGGCGTTTATAACCAGCTTGCATTTATTGCGCGAATGCGGGCCGTACCCGCAGTAGCGCTAACCACTAACGCAGGCACGATCACTCTCGGCGGGGCCGTAGTCAACGGCATGTGGTTCACAATGTCCTATACATCGAATTACAACGTTGCAGTCGGCTGTGTAGCCGACTGCAGAGTCTAATCAAGGAGTGGCACATGACAATCCGTTTCCAGTATCGGTATGACGCATTTTCAGGGTCTTCTGAAATCGACCCCAACTACATCCTGTACTACGCCGAAGACGGGCAAGAGTGGCTTGTTCCGCTAAACGTCGGGAACTGGATAGAAACTGACATCTATCTGCCGTGGCTCGCGGCAGGCAACGTGCCCGAGCAGCCGTCGTAGCATGCAGAGGTATCTGTAGTGCGTTTCAGGCGCACGCTGCCTGACCAGGAAAACCGCAGTTAGTTCGGATTCCTATGTACAATGCGGGCAGCCGTCCCACCCGGCTGCCTACATGTACAGGACCGACAATTAAATGGATGCCCCGACCATTGTCGCCGTCTTCGGAGTTGCTGTGCCCGTCTTCACGGGCGTATTCGGCTATCTGTGGAAGGTGCACCAAGACCGCATCAAGGCGCTGGAAGACGCGAACGCTGAGCAGGACACGGCGCTCTCCGACTTCAAGCTCTTGCACGAAAAGTCTATGGCCGAAATGCAACGTCAAACCGCCGAAGCAATCGCCGAAGTCGAGCGCAAGCAGTCCGCGTTCGAGCTTGAAGCGGCGAAGGTATTTGTCACGCAGCCAGCGCTGCTGCAGGTCATGAACTCTCTGGACAAGACGCTCACTGCGATGGGCACGATGATGCAGGAAAACCAGAAAGAGACGCGGGCGGGATTGGACGCGCTGAACAAGCGCATTGACTACATCCTCAACCCAAGGCCCGCACAATGACCCCACGCTTTCTCACCTGCCTCAAGTCCGTCCTCGGTATCGAGGGCGGCGTCTCCAACGACCCGGCTGACCGCGGCGGCCTCACCAACGCCGGTGTGACGCAGGCCACCTACGACGCATGGCGCACGAGCCAGCACCTCCCGCAGCAGCCTGTGACGACGATCTCGCTCATCGAGATCCAGCAGCTGTACTGGGAAGACTACTGGGGCGCTGCGCAGTGCTACGCGCTTCCGGAGCCCGTCGACGCCATCGCGTTCGATATGGCGGTGAACAGCGGAGCCAAGCAGGCTCGGATGACGCTGCAGCGCACGCTCGGGTTCACGGACAAGGCCGTCGACGGCGTGATCGGCCCGAAGACGCTCGGCCGCATTGCGAGCTACCAGCCGCTCACGCTGGCCGACCAGTATCTCGACGCGCGCGAGCGCTTCTACTACGACATCTGCGCGCGCGACCCGAGCCAGAAGAAGTTCCTGTCGGGCTGGATCAACCGCATCAACACGCTGGGCAAGCAGCTCGGCATCGCGCGGAGCTGACCATGTGGGCGACGCTCAAGAAGCTGGTGAAGGACTGCATCACCGAGAACGACGGCCAGAGCTATGACGTCATCCGCGTGATCGTGATGCTCGTGGGCGCGTCGGGCTTTCCGACCTTCCTCGGGCTCGCGATCTACAGCGTGATCGCATCGCCCGAGCATCGCTTCGCCATGACCGAGTTCGGCGCGGCGATGTGCGCGATCCTCGTCGGGCTTTGCACGGCTGCGATCGGTGTTGGGCAGAAACAGAAGACGGACCACCTGGGGTAACGACATGCCGAAGCTGAATCCGTACGTAATCCTCGCCGAGCTGGCAATCGTGCTCGGGCTGTGTTTTGGGTCTTACCAGTGGGGAAGTCACAACGAAAGCCTCGTGTTCGAGGCGTATAAGTCGCAGCAGGCATCCAAGGCCGAGGAGCAGGTCGCGGACAACAAGGGTGCATTGCTGGATCAGGAGCGGCAGCAGAGCGCTGCGCTCGCGAAGATAGTTCAAGACCAGAAGGGGAATATCAATGAAATCACTCAGCGCCGTGACGCTTTGCTTGCTGACAATCAGCATCTTTCTCTGCAGCTGCGCCGGTTCCTCACCGGTTCCAGTAGCACAGCAGCTCTCGTGTCCAGCTCTACAGCCGGCACCCAAGGGCTTGATGGAGCCAGTGACGCCGCATTTTCAGAGCGACTGGCAAAACTTTCTGAATTCAACACCGCCCAGTTCGGGGCCGCAGACCTCTACATTGCCCAGATCTCAGCCCTTCAAGCTGTCGTCGCCGAGGACCGCAAAATCTGCAACGGGGTACTGCCTGGTGTAGGGACGAAAAAAAGCGCCGACGCAGTCCCACCCACATCGGCGCAACCCCCAGCTTAGCGGTTGCGCACTAACAGTCCGCGCAACCGTCCACCCTACCTGCAAAAGACCGGCGACCATCATCTGGTCGCCGGTCTTTTTCGTCTGTGCCCTAGAGCACAAAACATCTGACCCTGCTTACTGCGTTTCTGGCTCGACAATCTGGAGCAGCGCCGAGCTGGCCGCCTGAGCCGCAGCCTTTAGAGCTTCCTTGTGAGTCTGATCGGGGAGTTCGTCAGCATTGGCTGACTCGACCGCGGCGCTGAGATTATCAGAGATAGCTTTCAACTCAGCGTTACCAAGTAGTCTAGGCTTAACCAAGGCTTGAAGATGAGGTTTCTTAAGCTCGTCATGAGCTTCGATGAGGGCTTGCAAGGCTCTACCCTCCCGGACTCTGTCGGAGTCCTCTGAGACTAGGAGGCGGTCCCTCAAAGTCACTAGCGAAGTTATTTCCAAGTCTGAAATCATTTGGTCGTTCCTTAGATCGCCACTTGGGCGCGGATAATACTCTGAGGATTGTATTTAGACAACCTCACGGCGCCAGGGCCGAACTCTAGCAATTCTTCAAGACTGTCAAACTTTCGGGGTGTGTGACCGATACCGCGCTCGATCTCGACGACTGGGCCATCTCCGAAGTAGTGGCAACCCGTGAACGGGGACGGCTCCCGGCGCAGCTGCTCGACGGCTTGCTCGCGGTGGTTCGAGTAGAGGTGGACGTCGCCGGCGGTCCAAATAAACCGGCCAGGCTTGAGGCCGACCAGATGAGCGACGATGTGACAAAGAAGTGCGTAAGATGCAAGATTAAAAGGAACGCCTAAGAAAATGTCGCAGCTGCGTTGATAAAGCTGCAAGTCTAACAAACCTGACGGCCTCACGCGGAATTGGAACAGGCAATGGCAAGGTGCGAGGGCCATTTTCCCTTGGTCAACATTCGCTTGAGGGGAGATTCGCTCGTCAGGGAGGTCCGTGACGTTCCAGGCGCTGATCACGTGGCGGCGGCTGTACGGCCGCTCCTTAAGGTTGGCGAGCAACTCAGCGATCTGGTCGACGCTGCTGCCCTCCTCGCCCGGCCAGCCGCGCCACTGCGCGCCGTACACCGGTCCCAGCTCGCCGGCCTCGTCCTGCCACTCGTCCCAAATGGTCGTGCCGTACTTCTCGCGTAGCTCCTTGGCGCTGGTTGACCCGCTGAGCATCCAGAACAGTTCGCCTACGACTGCCTTCCAGGCGACTTTCTTGGTCGTCATCAGGGGGAACTCCTGTTGCAGGTCGACAACGATCTGGCGGCCAAAATCACTGTATGTGCCCACGCCGGTACGATCATTCTTGATCTCGTCGCCGCGTAGAAGCAGGTCGCGCAGCAGGTTCAGGTATTGGGTTTCCCACATGGTATCGGTCCTTTCTTAACGGTTTCTTAGGCTGCCTTCAGCAGCGTCTGTTGTTCAACGTAGGTGCCCCACTGATCCGCCATCGCAATCCCCACCCCGTCGTAGGTACGGCTGCGGATCTTCCAGCGATCCTTGCCCGGCGATGCAAAGTGCACCTTGGGGGTACGTCCGTCGACGATGTCGGTCGGCGTGAGCGGCGGCAGGTTCTTGAGCCAGAAGCACGTGCGCTTCACCTCGCCGTGGCCGTGCTGCCAAGGCTGCAGCGAGAACGTGAAGTCGGCGCCGATGATTTCCTTTGCGTATTTGTGCATCACCGGGTTCTCCAGAGCGATGTGCTCGATGTCCGCGTTGAGCAGCATCTTGAAGAACTCGGCGCCCTCGCGCAGCTGGTCCCAGCGCTCGGGCCGCTTCGGGTCGTGCAGCCACCGCACGCCGCTGTTGCACAGGTACGTGCAGCTCGGGTGGGCGATCATCGCGTCGAAGCGGCCACGCTGCGCCAGCAGGTCGCGCACGTCGCCGCGGTAGTGGCGGTCGAGGTGTTTGCCCTCGCCGGGCTCGAAGTCGCATGAGATGACGTCGTGGCCTCGCTCGATGAGGGCGTCGCGCACGACGCCGGAATACTCACATGCCACAAGGAAGCGGGCCATTATGCGGACCTCCCTTTGACTTCGGCGCGCGCGGCGAGCAGCGCGGTGTACAGGTTGCTGAGATGCTCCGCAGAGAACGTGCTCAACTCCTCGGCCCTCAACCCCTCCAGATCTCTCACCGCCCTGTACCTCGCGTTGCGCTCGCGAACGTGCTCGGTCACCGGCTCGACCTTCCTGTACGACTTCTGCAGTATGAGGTCGTCTTTGCGCGCGCGGCGCTCGCGAATGGTGCCTTCGTTGAAGACTAGCAGCGTTGCGGTCTCGCGGCTGAACGTGACGATCTCGTAGGGCGTTTCGTACCGGTTGCCGATGAGTATGGCAGCCTGATCGCCGGGTTTAAGGGCTTTCGCCCATTCGTGGTTGTCGCTCATCGGGTCTCCGTGACGATGGTTTCTGTTTTGTGCCGCGTGCAGTTTTTGCCGCACTGCTCCGTGTAGTTGCGCTCAGTAGTGACGACAGAGTTGGGGCACCGGGTGAAGTAGTGCGTGGTGCCCCGACCGCCGTCGTCTCGCCACGCATACACCTTGCAGCTGTCGACCTCCCGGACGATGTGAGGCTTCGACTCGGCGCGGTACTCCGCCTCCTGCGCGGCGTTCTGCGCCTTGCCCCAGTCGGAGAACTCGCAGCCGTAGATCAGGCCGGCAAGCACGGCCATAAATGCGATCGCGAACATTAGACGGGCCTCCGTGCGAGAGCCTCCGTGGCGACCGCTGCGCCGTACGCGCGCAACTTGTCGGCCTGGTCGCCGTCCGGGTGGTAGCTCGACACGCCTGCCGACTGCCACAGAACATCGAGCACTCTCGGCGGCAGGTCGACGGAGGGCGCAGCCGGCGCCAGCTCTCCCAGCTGCGTGGTCATCGAATAGACACCAGCACCTACCTTAACCCTCCCCGTCACGATACCGGCGCGGTTCAGCGCTTCAAGATCCACGCGGTCCTCGGCGGGCTCGTCGAAGTTCCGCTCGATACCGTCCTGCACGAGCAGGATCACGTCATGCTTCGCGCCGGGGTGATCCATCGCTTCGGTGATCTTGCCGAAGATGCGGTGCTCTGCATCGTGGTCGCCGGTGCTCACGTCGACCGAGACTTCCATGCCCTCGACCAGCTCCGCCAGTTGCTCGCGGGTAGGCGGCACGAAGTGGCTGATCGGCTCACCTTCGCCGTTCTCCGGAAGCTCGACCACGTCTCCCGTCGCACTCTCATACAGCTGCACGTCTTCGCCGCAGAAGTGGCAGGCCCAGTACGGCTTGGTCTTGCTGTCCACGCGGCCGTCGGCGTGCTCCTCGCGCGAGAACTCGAACAGCTTCGGGTATGGCATGACGTGCTCACAGCCTGAGTCGCAGCAGAACTCGAAGCCCGCGGGCGGCACGCATACGAAGCGCTTGAGCGTCGCTCCGCAGTAGGCCACGTTCGCAAAGAACACACTCAGCGGGCGCGACCACGTCTGCCCGTCGTCGCTGCGGTAGACGACCATGATCTCTTGCGTCGCTTCGTCCTTGGCGAGCGCGACCAGATCGTATTCGCCGCCTTTGTAGTGTTTGAATTTCATCAGCGTGTCATCCAGTAGATTGCGATCAGTTTGCCGAGCAGGTGGCCGAGGTCACCTACGATATCGTTGAGGGCCGCGCCGACCATCGCGGCGCTGACCAGGGTCCAGTAGAGCTTCATTCGAACACCCTTTTGATGGTCACGGTCACGATGTTGTGAGGCTCCGTGTTGTTCAGGTCGATGTATTGGCCGTTGCCCAACCACGCGACGTCCATCGGGATGTCGTCGCCGTCCTTGGGGTCTGTGTAGCCACGTTGCACGTTGTAGAGCGCTCGCGGAGTGTCGTGGACCGAGTCCATCCAGCACACCTTGTGATTCCGCCGCGCCAACATCCGCTCCAATTGGTCTATCTGTTCTGGCGTCACTTCACACCTCCACGATGTTGTCGAAAACTTCTTCCGTGCCGCTCTCGTGCGTAATGACGATCGTCTGCCCGAACCCCGCGCCGGCTGCGAACGCGAGGCACGCCTGCGTACGATCCGCGCTGCACGCACTGAACGGCTCGTCGAGCACCAGCATGTCGGCACCGGGCACGAAGACCTTGGTCAGGCCGACGCGGATGCCGAGCCCCAGAAGGTCCAAGGCGCTGCCGCTGTAGCTCGTGTAGGGCTTACCATTGATCAGGAACGTCTTGCCCTCACGCGTGACCTCTGACGGCTCACGGCGCATGCGTGTGAGGTACGTAGAGACCGCGGAGAGGATCATGTTCCAGAGCTGGTTGCCCACCACCGGCCGCGCGCGGCGCAACGCTGCGATCAGGTCGTTGTTGAACTGGTACTTCGCAGCCTTCGCTTCGTCCTCAGCCAACAGCTGCTTCAGCCGCGCGAGCATCTGCTTGTGACGCGCTTCGTTTTCGGTGAGCGACTTCAGCTGGCCCTGCAGCTCGCCGAGGCTGCCCGTGATGTCATTCAGCTTCGCGCGCAGCGTTGCGTTCTGCTGCTCCAGCTTTTCGATCAGTTCGTTCAGCTGACCCTCGGTCTCGTCGCGCTTCGTCTTGCGGTGCTCCGCCAGATCGTAGCGCGCGTCGTCGAGGCGCTTGGCAGCTTGCTCAGCCGCAGATCGGGCAGCCGCGATGTCGCTCTCCGCGCGCTGGATGCTGCGTACCTCCTGCTCAATGCGCGCGATCCCCGGGGCGCTGTCGTGCTGAGCGCCTTCCGTATCCTTCGGGCCGATCCACTTCATGCGGAACGGTACGAACGTCGAGTCGATCTCGAATAGGTCAGGAAACTGGAGTGCGGTCTCGAAGCGCGGCGTGCGCAGGATCGCTTCGCCTGCCTCGACGTTTTCCTCGGCCTCGGCGCGCGCTGCCTCGATAGCCGGGATCTGCGAGCGCAGCTTCTGCTGGTCGTTCTGAAGCGCGACAACGTGATCCTCAAGCCGGCCGTTACTTGCCTTCACTTCGGGGAACTCGCTCACGTCCTTGCCGCACAGCCCGCAGGCGCTCGACGACACCTTCTTGCCTTCGGTGACGGCGATGTCCTTGTCGATCCGCGCGATGTCAGCGCGCAGGCCAGTGAGCTGCGTGTCGGCCTTCTTCACCGCGGCGCGCTGCTCGTTGATGAACTCGCGCAGCCCCCCCTCGCCGGTCTCCGACCACTCCGTTTCCGGCACCGCGTACGCGTCGAACTTCCGCTTCGCTGCAACCACCGACGCCCACCGCTTCTCCTGCTCCAGCGCGCGGCGCAGCTGCACGAGCTGAGGCTCCAGGTCCGACATCTTGGGTAGCTGCCCGAACGCCGTGATCTGCGAGGTGACCTTCTCGAACGCTTCGGCGTGATCCTGCTCTGCACGAGCGACGTTGCGGCTCAGCTGTGTTTCGGCGGTGAAGTACTGGCCCAGCTCGCGCAACCGCGTGCGGGCCTCCTTGAGCGGCTCCACGCGCTTGTTCAGCGCCTCGACGTACTCGGCCTGCTTTGCGACCAGCGGCGCGATGCTCGTGTTGATGTCGGCAATCGCAGCTGCGTGGTCGACTGCCTCAGCGTCCGTGATCTGCTCGCGCGTCGACGCGATGCGGTCGTCGATCGAGCCTGTCGGGCCGCATTCGCCCTTCGCCTCGATCTGCCCGATGATCCACTCGACGATGTCCAGGCCGCTCATCTTCTCGATGAACTCGACCGCCTTGGTGTTGCCCTCATCGAGCAGGCCGCCGATCTCCTTCTGGCCGGCGAACGACATCTTCTCGACGATATCGAGCGGCGCGCCGAACTGTTCGGTGAACCACGCGGTGACCTCGTTCTGGCCGGTGACGGTCGGCTTCGGTGCGTCGGCCGGCACGTAGATCTCCGCGCCGTTCTTGCCGCGCGTGGCGCGCACCGAGATACCGTTGAACGTGAACACGCCTTCGACCTTCGTCGAACTGGCCTTCGCGCCCCACGTCGTGAAGTCGCTATTACGACAGCGCTTGGAGCCGCCCATCAGGTACATCACCGACTCGATGATGGTCGTCTTGCCTGCTTCGTTCTCGCCGCGCAGTGCGGTGTTGCCGGGCAGGAAGTGGACCACCTTGCTGGTGTGCTGGCGGAAGTTGGTGAGGTGGATTGAGTTAAGCATTTTTATTGTCCTTGGCGATACGTGCGATGCGAGTCACGTCATCAGTGCGTACGCGGAAAGTGTTGTCCTTGTCGACCAGCGCAAAACGACTCACACGCCAACCGGTCGCGCTGCACACGCGTTGAATGAACTCCTGTTCTTCAGCCTCGCGTGTCAGCTCCGGGTACTCGTCATAGTGGCCGGGGTTAGACATCCTCGGTCTCCTTGCGCGTCGCCACGATCGCGTCTACAGCCCCTTGCTGCTCGGGCGTCAGGTTGTCCTTCAGGAAGGTCAGCACGTCGAACCGCTGCACGTTCTCGACCGCCTCCAGCGCGCTCACGTCCATCGAGCGGCCGTCGACTTCCACCGCGTTGGTGATGACGAACGCGTTGTGCGACTTGCGCAGCGTCGACACCGCGGCGAGCACGTCGGCCGCCTGCTCCGCTGTGGCCTCGCCCTTCACGCGGATGAACTCGATCTCGGGCGGCACGGTGCTGAGCTTCGTCCAGTCGACTTCCATGTAGCTGCCGCGGTCTTCCCACGTCGTGATCGTCGTCATGCTGTGCTGCTCGACACGCAGCGCCCGCTTCATGCTGTTGCCCAGGCAGTCCGAGATCGACGTCGGGAACTGGTTGCCCACCACGAACACGCCGCTCGCCTCCTGACGCTGCTGGTGCTCGTGGCCGAAGATGATCGACTTCACGCCGGCGCGGTGCAGGCGCTCGGCCTGAACCTTCGACATGTTCAGCGAGTGATCCGCTTCTTCAGCGAAGCCGTTGTCGAAGTTCGCGTGCACGAAAAGGTACGGGCGCGGGTTCTTTCCGATGTCGTCGAGCGCAAGGTTGAACAGCTCCTGATTCGGCAGGTGCGGAAGAATCCACACCGGGCCTGCGTCAGTGATCACCTGCTCATAGTCGATGACGACGATCACGCGCTCGACGCCGAGCGCTGCAGTGAGCATCGAGCCGAACACGTCGAACGAGCTGAGCTTCTCGCTGTTCTTCGAGATGTCGTGGTTGCCGCGCGAGAGGATCAACTTGCGGATCTTGCCGAGGCGGAACGCGTCGAGCACTGTGTTGAACGCGCGAACGAGGTCGTTGTTCGAGATTACGAAGCCATCGAACAGGTCGCCATTGACGAGCACGTCCTCGTCAGGCTCAGCCAGATCGAGCAGCTGCGCGAAGCAGTCGTGCGCGTAATTGCTCAGCAGGGCGTAGGAGATCGGCGTAGTGCCGCCGGTACGGTGTGGTCCGATGTGCAGGTCGTTGAGTGTCAGCATTGTTCTGTTTCCTTTCCTGCGTTGATGAGGCACTCGCGGTAGCGCGCGAGGAACTGTTCGTACGCGATCTCGGGGATCATCGGCTCGTCGATGTGGAACTTGTCGATTGCTTCGCAGCCGTAGACTCCGAGCAGCGAGCCCCACGCGTCCGTGTTGTGCATGATGTCGCGCTGCTCAATTGCGAGAGCGATCAGGTCAGCAGTGCGCGTGCCGTGCTCGTTGAACACCGCACCCGGCGCGAGCCGATCCATCAGGTAACGCTGCACCTCAGCCTCGATCTCGACGTACCCCGGCAGCAGGCTCTTGAGCGGCGAGGTAATGTCACCCAGCAGCGCCTCGCTCGCGTCGTGCATCAGGCCGCCGAACACGACGCTCGCGGGCGCGTCTGCACGCTGCAGGATGTCGGCCACGAGGATGCTGTGCTCCGCGACGCTATAGAAGCGTTCACACTGCCCTGCGAACCGGCACACGTTGGACAGACCCTTGGCGATGTCGGGGATCTCGACTTCGTTCGACCAGATGTTCGTGAAGTCGAAGTAGCGGCCGGTGAAAGTGATGATGTCTTTGCGGATAGTCATGCGATCACTCCCGGTGACGTGACCAGATCGCGGAACGCTTTCTTCCGCGCGTGGCGCAGCGCACCGCTCGGCATCCTTCCGTTGAACTCGACGTCGATGAGTCTGCCGATTACATAATTCTTCGGGTCAGGCTGCGCTACGTGCTCCGTGATGACGCGGAGACCTGTAGCCTTGTCTTGCTCGATCGCGGTGTAGGTCACTGCCCTGCCGCTATGTGCGGCCCAGATAGCTGCGCGCTCGTACACCGACCAACCGCCACCGACATCCGAGGGCACGCCGTCGAGCGAGACCATGACACCACCCAACGAGTTTTCGAATTGGCCGCCTGCATGGCCGGCGTACACCGCAGTGATCTCGACCGTCGCTGGGTCGGTCTGCTTGATCTTCAACCAGTCGGCCGAGCGCTTCTTCGAGTAGCGCGACGCTGCGTTCTTGAACACACCCCCTTCGAAGCCCGCGTCCATCCACGCGTCGCCCATAGCGAGCATCGCGGTCGCGTCATCACCGAACGACGTGTGCGACAGGTAGCGCACGTTTTCCGGCTCGTTGCCGCGGAAGTAAGCCTGCAGCTCCAGCAACCGATCTTCAAGCGCTGCGCCAACCACATCGCCGCCGCGCGTATCGTTGAACAGGTCGAACGGGATGATGTCGAAGCACTGCAGGATCGTGGTCGACTTCAGGCTCTCGATGTTGACCGTGCGGCGCAGCTGCCCGATCGAGTCGAGGAAATCCACGCCCACGCCCTCAGCGTCGACCACGAGGTGCCGGCCGCCGAACACTTCAAGCACCTGCGGCTCCAGATGCTTCAGCGCCGGGATTTCGTTACCGCTGCGGGTGAAAAATGTCGCGCTGTTGTCGCGCACTACGGCCAGCGAACGCATGCCGTCGAACTTGATCGAGCCGAGCCAGTTGGAACCCGGCTTGATGCGCTTCGCTTCGAACGGCTTGGCGAGCGCACAGGTGAATACCGGGATGTGGAAGTCGAGACCGAGCTGGTTGATCGTCTTGATGCCGACGCCGCACTTCAGCTCCTTGTCGAGCGCGCGGTTCAGCAAGTCCACAGCGATCTGGCTGTAGTGCTGGCCGAAGTTCATCAGCGCCGTCTTCGCAGCGTTGCCGGTGATCTCGCGTTGAGCGAGCGAGTCGAGCAGCGTGTAGCAGCCCTCATCCCATTCGCACTGACCGCCGCCCCACGCGACCTTGCCCTTCTGGCCGTAGGTGATGCTGGGGTCGAGCACGGCCATGATGTAGCGCCGCACGTTGTCGCCGGCGGGGCCGTTGTAGGAGAGCAGGCTTTTGACTTTAGATTCGAGAGCGCTGCCGCTGACTGATGCGAACTGGCTCAGGACGTCGTAGATACTCATTGCGGGTTCCTTTGGGTGGGTAAAGGAGTTGTGGGGGTGAATCAGTAACCGATGATTGCGTCGAAACGGGCGCGGGTGACCGCCACGTACAGCGCTGTGTTGTACTCAAAGGTCGTGGGCATCTGCATCAGGTTCGGCAGATCGATCAGCGCGATGTCGAACGTGCTGCCCTGCGACTTGTGCGTGGTCATCGCGAACGTGTGGCGGATATCAGCGAAGCTGTTCTTGTAGAGCCACGCAGCGCCGCGCGCCTGCGTGTACTTTTCCTTCAGCTGGATGTTGCGCGGCTCGCGCTGGTGCTGATACTTCAGATCCTGCACTTCGGCGAACATCTCTCCGAGGCGCGAGTTCAGTGCGTTCATCAGCTTCGGCGTGTACACCTTCACGTAGTTGCCGAGGTCGTCCTTCAGGACCATCACGTAGCAGGTGAAGCCGGGGTACTTGTGGTGCTCGCCCATCTCGACGTGCTCGATCACCAGCTCCTCGCTCGTCACCAGATCGACGTCCTTGCCGGTGTCGATGTTCTCGCCCTTGGTCGCGCTCTGCACGATCACGCGCTCGCCTACAGAGAACATCAGCGGCACCGACTCCGGGTATAGGTCGAAGTGGATCTCGCGGTTGTAGTCGAGCACAGCGCGGTTCATGTACGCGAGAATCCGCGCGTCGCGTCCTTCACGCTGCAGATCGAGCGCCATGCCGTAGAGGCGGTTGCGCTTGACCATCGAGTCGGGCAGCAGGTCCATCAGGTCGCTGACCTGCACGCGGTCTTCCTGCCCGAGAGAGCGGATGATGCGCTCCTGCTCGTCGACGGTCGGCGCAGCGAGGATGTCTTCAATGCGATTCTTGCGCCGGATGAACATCGACGCCTCGATCAGCGGGTTGCCCTCAGCCTGCCGGATGATCTTCGTCATCGTGGCCTTCTGCGGCAGCGCGAACACGCGCGACATGCCAGCCTCCATCACCGGCTTCAGCTGACCGGGGTCGCCGACGAACAGCACCAGCGTACGGCCGCGGCTGTTCTGGATCGCCTGCAGCAGCATCTTCGAGTCGACCATCGACGCCTCGTCGACGATCAGCAGGTTCACGCCGTCGAACTTCGAGTAGCCGGTGCTGGAGATCTTCAGCTCGCCGTCATCGCTCTCGACCATGCGCAGCCCACAGATGCTGTGCAGGCTGCTGAACGTAGCGTTGACCACGCGCGCCTTGGCAATGGCGCGGACCTTCTCCTGCAGGATCGAGACCGCCTTGTTGGTCGGCGCTGTGACCGCGAGGTTCCAGTCGTGGGCCGACGCTTCCATGATCAGCTCGCCGACGAGCACCGTCTTGCCGACGCCAGCGAAGCCGCGCAGCACGTAGTAGTCGTCGGGGTTGTCGGAGAACCACTCCTCGGAGTCCTCGGGCATCCGGAAAGCAGGCTTCTTCCACTTGAGTTCGTCGCCGCCTTCCTGCCGCGGGTCGCGGCGCACCATCCAGGTGAGGATCTTGTCGAGTTCAGTCCGCTGTTCAGCGGACAAACCCTCATAGGACGCGACGGCGTCCTGGGTGATCGTGCTCATGTTTTTCTCCCGGCGACATTTTCAGTCGCCTCGAATCTGCTATCTGAATACTAAAGGGTGTTATTGAACCAGGGTCTCAGCTCGGCGTCAAGCGCGGCCTTCGCAGTGGGGTACGAAGGCCAGCCGTCTGTTGCGAAGTCGCCCTTCGTCTGCTCGAAGAAGGGGTCAATCAGCATCGCCACCCACCGGTCGTTGTCCCCGGTGTGATGCACGAGCACCACGACGGGCACGCCAGCCAGAGAGCGGCGCTTCAGGCGGTTGATCTGCGGACGCGGGAAGTTCTTCGAGGGCAGCTTGTCGAAGCTGGTCTCCTTCACTTCGAGCGTCAGCAGCCTGCCGGTCCACATCATGTCGTAGTCGCCCACCACGGCCTTCACAACACCGCCCGCTTCACGCGTATCGACCGGGCGGTCCCAGGCGAACCCCATGCCGCGCTTCAGCTGCTCAGCCTTGAGCCACTGCTTCACGGCGTTCTCGCTCGCCTTACCCTTCTGGCCTTGCTTCTTGCGTCGCGCGCGGTCGTCGCGCCACGCAGTGAAGGCTGTGTTGTCGGCGGTTTCAGACATACCGGAAGCGCCCCGACAATCCGGTGTGGAACTCGCCGTCCCAATCGAGCGGGTAGACGTCCTGCAGCGCTCGCTGGTTCGGCGTGCCTGCTGCGTCGACCACGTTCACATCGATCCTGAACGCCCGCGCCTCAGCGCTCCACTTCACCTCGCGGCTCGTGACCTTGACGGGCACCGGCGCCTTGCGCGAGTTCAGTTTGATCAGCACCTCGGTGCCCACTTCCGGCAGTCCTGCGCCGTTCCAGTTTTTCTTTACGCCCATGATTTCTGCCCCCGGTTACCAATACGTTTTTCGTGGTCCTGCTGACACTCTGACTTTCCACCGCTGACGAGCGGCGGGCAGTAGAGCGTGCCCTTGTCGATGGATTCCCGGCAGTTGAGGCATACACCTGCTGCGAGATTTCTTTCTTCATGCTCCTTGCGCTCTCGGGCGATTTTTTCGGCGGCCTTGCGTTGAACTGACAAGCTCGCTGCCAGCTCAATCTCGACCGTGTCGTTTGCTGCATCTGCAATATCTGGCATCTCTGAACCCCATATATCTTGTGGAATACCCGGTCTTTGCCGGGCATTCGTATCGTACTCCGAACTACTTTAGCGCTCTATAGATCCACGGCGTACCGTTCGGGCTATAGGTCACCAGCTCGCCCTGCTGAAGCACGGGCACAGCACGGCTGTTCGGGCGGCCCGGTTGCAGGTGAGCGATGCGGCGCACTTCCTCGCGACCATTGGCGACCACCAGAACCTCGGTGAAGATGTCGTACCTACGCTGCATGCTTCACCCCCGAATCGTTCGCTGCGTGTTGCGGCCAGAGCTGGTCGATTGCACCCTGGATCTTGTCGGTGCTCGGCACCTCGCCGATCTCGATCAGGTTCAGGAAGTCGTGGCCGATGCCGATGCTCGACTCGATCGGGATAGTCATGTTTGCGTACTGCATCGTCATCAGTGCGTGCAGCTCCTGCGTGAACTTGACGATATCACCGCGACCGACGCTGAACACCAGCTCGTCGTGCACCACGCCGATGAACGTTGCGTCGTAACGAACCAGCAACTTCGCGCGCCAGATCCGACCCATCGCGAGCTTCGTCATCTCGGCGCAGCTGCCCTGAATGACGAAGTTCACCGCCTGACGCTCGGCCCGGCTGCGAATCCACCATTCCGACGATGCGAACGCGCTCGCGAGATGGCGCCGGCCGCCGAGCAGCGTGAGGCTGTAGCCCTGGCGCTTGGCCTGCGGAATGATCTCCTCCTTTTTCCATTCTTCCGCGCGCCAGAACGTGCCGTGCTTTGCGTCGAGATAGGCTTGCGCTTCTTCTTCCGGAACCATCAGCGTTGCAGCCATCTTCGGGGCCATCGCGCCGTACTCCGAAGCGAAGTTCGTCGTCTTGGCCTTTTTGCGCAGCGCCTTGATCTGCTTGTGCAGCGGGTGGTTCACGTCCTTCTCGACCGCAGCGAACCACTCGTACGTGACTTCCTCGTTGACCTCGATCTCCTTGGTCTGAGCCTTGCGCTGCGTGATCGACACGCCGGTGAGGTGGTGCATATCGCGCTTGTTGTCGCCCACGAAGCACGACGTCATCGCTTCGTCGCCTGACGCGTCGGCGATCACGCGCAGCTCCTGCGCCTTGAAGTCGAGCGCCACAATCGCTGCGTCGTGGTGGTGTGGCTTGATCGTCGCGCGGAAGTCGCCCTTCTCGCCCTTCGGCCATTGCGCCTTGTTCGGCTTGTTCGGCGCGAACCGGCGCGTCACCGTGCGGCACTGACCGTCGCTGCCATGCACGCTGCCATCCATCCAGTGCGGCAACGCACGGTACGGGCGGTAATACATCTTGCGCCGCGTGCCGACGGCTCGCATGTCGTGGATTGCGTCGAGCATCGCGACTTCCGTCGGGTGCGTTTCGCTGTCGTAGAACTTCGCCGACGCAATCGCGAGCGCGTCGGTCTTCGGCGTGCCCACAGCGCTACGGCCCTGCTCCGCCTTCATTGCCTTGGTCGGGCGGTTGCGAGCGCGCACAGGCAGACTCATGACTTCGTACAGCAGCCGGGACATCTGCTTCGGGCTGTCGCTGTTCAGCTCGGGCTCGCCCTTATAGAAGCGCCGCACGTACGCTTCGACGTGAGACATGTTGCCGTCGGCAGTCTTGATTGCAGCGTCGTACAGGTCAGCCAGCGTCGCCGCGTCGTCGTTCTCGCGCATCACTGCGGTGATCTTCGACGGCGTGCGCGCCTTGCACTCCAGCTCGACGCCGGTAACGATCTGATACATCACCTTCATCGACGCGGGTTCGAGCGTCACAGCGGGCAGCTCGACGCCGTCCCACTTCTTCTCGATCAGGTACGAGCGCAGTTTCGCCCACGCTGCGTCGTAGAGCTTGTCGTCTGCACGCTCCTGCTTGCGCATTTCTTCGCGGCTGAAGTTGACGCCAGTGATGAAGCCCGCCGCGCTCAGGTACGCTGCGTCGATCTCGACCTCGCGGTACAGGTCGAACGTACGCTCCAGCTGCATCACGATCTCGTAGTAGTTGCGCAGCGCCGCGGTGACGATCGTGTCGTCGGTGCCGTATGCAAACGCCTCCTGCGGCGTGAGCTGGTTCATCTTGCGGCCCTGCGTCACTTCCTCGTACGAGACCTGCTCATAGCCCAGCACCATCTGCGCCTGCTGCTTGAGGCCGAGCGACACGTTCTCGTCGACGTAGCTCGCCATGAAGAACGTGTCGTCGATGCGCGGCATGAAGCCGTTGTCGAACTGATCGTCGCCGTCCGTCCACTCGATCAGGTTCATGAACCACACCGGCAGTTCGAACGCGCTGTTGTGTACAGGGAAGCGAATCTCCACGTCCTCGCGGATGAGTCGCGCGAGGAACTGGTACAGGTTGTGCATCGAGATGTTTTTGTCGGTCTTGTGGTTGACCGTCAGGTACAGCGTTTTCTCGGTGTTCTCGCCGTAGGTCACACCCATGCTGACAATCTTCGAAGCCAGCACATCGACGCCGCCTGCGCGCTTCTTCGCAACAGCTTCCTGCGGATCTTCGTCCTCGTCGTCGCTCTCGATCTCCTCGACATAGTCCGGGTCGTTCACCTGCGCGAGCCACTCATCGGACTCAGGGGGCGTCGCCGTTTCCAGGTCGAGCGTGACATACGGCGACTTCCGGATGTCGGCCCACAGTTTGCTCGCCATGAACTGCGCGAAGTTACCGCTGGTCACGAGCTTGCGCAGCTGATACCAGTGATCGAAGCGCTCGTCCTTGGGCTCGCCTTCCGGCTTCTCCGTCACCATGCCGACGTCCCACTGCAGCTCCTTGCCCGGCTGGCCGATCTCCGCATCGAAAAACTGCACGCACTGGTAGCAACGGCGCACGACGTCCTTGTGTTCGAGCAGCTTGGCGAGAGGCTTGAAGTCCGCAGCTGCGACCTCGATCGACTTCCAGTCGGCCTTCACGATGACGTCTTCCAGCTCGCGCATGCCGTCGGCGTCTGCCGCGCAGTACAGGTCGGTGAACGCTGCCACGCCAAAGCCGTGCGCGCCGGGCAGCGTGTCGCTCTTGTCGCCGACCAGCGCCTTGTACAGGCGGTTGAATTCGAGCGGCCACGGCCCGAGCGGATTCTCGTTCGGGTCGATGACCTTCGACTGGTAGCGGATCTTCACGTCGGGCAGCGTCGCGAGGATCAGCATGTCACCGTCGTCGGCCACGCCGACGCGCGGACCCTGCAGGTTCTTCATCAGGTACGCGAACACGTCGTCGGCCTCGCGGCCGTCGAGCTTCACGAACACGCTGCCCAGTCGCTTGAAGAACTCGACGACCTTGTTCTCCATCAGCAGGTACTGCTCCAGCTGCTCGGGCGGCTTTTCCTTCTTCTGCTTGTAGCCTGCGAAGATGTTGCGGCGCAGCTGCGAGCCGTTCTCGCCTTCGCGGATGAAGATGATGTCCATCGGCGTGGCGTCGTGCTCGCGCAGCGTTTTCTCGACGCTGTTCAGGAAGTTCTCGAAGCCGTATTGCCAGCCGTTGACATGCTCGGACTTCTCGTTGAACGTGACCTTGAAGCCGAACTCCTTATCCTGGCCGGCGAAGTAGCAGCGCTTGGCGACGCTGCTGAGGTCGTAGACGATGCGGGTGCGCTTACGCATGCTGGGCCTCCAGCTTGCGGCACATCGTGCCGAGCATCACACCGACTTCGAGCGCGAGGCGGTCCACGCTGCCGGTGTTGCTCAGTGTGAAGTCGCCGTCCTTGCACGCTACGCCGCGGGTGCTTCGGTGGCCGCCGCCGTCACCAGCTGCGCGACCGCGCACCGGGCCGTCGAGATGCACGACGAAGCTGTTGGGCAGCGACCTCACCCACTCCGACTCGATCTCGCCGATCGGGTCTGTGAGGTCCGTGATGACGATCACGGGGCCGCGGCTGATGTCATCGCCGCCATGTAGCGATTGCCACGTAGCGTCGGCCGTACGCACCCAAAAGTCAGCGCCGAACTTATCCTGGTAGATATCGGCCGTCGTCTGGTACATCTGGCGCGGCGTGATGCACCACACCGGATGCGTGAGCCCCTTGTGGGTGTCGTCGAGCCACTCGTCGCTCAGGCCGAACGCAGCTTGCGCAGCCTTCTTCACGGGGCCTGCGAACGCGAGGCGATGCGGCGACAGCGTGTTATTCGTCGCAGCTTGCTGGATCAGTCTGTAGACGGTGTCCTTGCCGACACCGTGCGGGCCGGTCAAAGCGATGGTCATGCTGGGGAGGTACATGCGGTCTCCTTGTTCGTTTCATTCAGTGCGATGCACATCGCCTTCGCGTCGTTCCTGTCGTGGCACTCGGCCACGGCGTAGAAACGCCACGCTTCGGGCGTGTACGGGTTGCCCATCGAGTCGCGGGTCGTATCAACGACCGTCGCCTGGAAAGCGCTGTAGCCGGCCTGGGAGCCTTCGATAACCTTGAATCGCTCAGCCATCACAGCTCCCTCAACGCGCGCTTCAGTTCCCAGCTGGCCGTCTCGCACTCGCCGCTGAGCAGCCAGTTCACGTACGTCTCGGGCAGCGCAGTGAGCGCGCGGCCTTTGTACTGGCCGAAGCTGATCTTCGTGAGGCGTTCGCACATCACGTCGACGAGCAGCTCCCAGCCGGTGCCGAAGCTGAGGATGTAGTTGATGAGCGCGAGACAGCGTTCGCAGTCGCCCATCGCACTGTGTGCGTTCTTCATCGGGGGCAGCGTGACGCCGTGCGTTCTTTCGAGCGTGCTCAGCAGCAAATCCAGCCGATAGCCCGAAACGTCCTGAATGAATCGCTTGGCGCCGCGGATCGTGCAACCGACCTCTGCGCCCTTGGGCACGTAGTAGTCGATGTACTTCATGTCGAAGCTGGGGAAGCCGTGGCCGAAGATGTAGAACTTCTCGGTGGGCAGAACACCGAATGCCTCGGGCAGCACTTCGCTGATCGTCGGAGCCTGCTTGACCTGATAGTCGTACAGGCCGTGAACGTCGGTGGCTCTAGGGTCGATAGGTCGCAGGGGGTTGACCAGGGTCTCGAAGCGGCGAACCGGTTCGAGCTGCGTCATGAATTCGCCGATGTTCAGGCGGCACTCGATGAACGCGATTTCGCAGACCTTGTCGTCGCGGGACATGCCCGTGCACTCCAGGTCCATAACAAAAATTTTCATGTGGGTGGGTTCCATGAAAAGAGCCGCTCCCGAAAGAGCGGCTCACTGCTATAGGACTGCAGTGCTTACAGCTGCGGCGCTTC